GAAAGCCCAGCAGAAACAGATTTCCGAGTTGGCTGCATCTGTCTCTACTGTCGCTACAACAGTCACTACTTCTACGAAGCAGGCATCTGCTAAAGCATTGTTTGCAGATTCTAAACTCCCTGCAAAATGGTTTAATCGTATTGATGTCAATTCTGAAACTTCTGTTGAAGACCAGATTAAAGAGCTTCAAGAAGAATTTGCCGAAATCAAACAATCTGTTATTGATGATGAAGTCGCCGGTGGTGATTACAAGCCTAACTCTTACAAGCCGAAAGAGCGTTCAGAGAAAGAATGGCTGGACTTGATGGAAGATGAAGAAGGTTCTGATAACGGAGTTGCCAGCCTCGGTCTGGAAGATTAATAATTAATTCATTGTATTATGTTTAGAAAAAAAGAAACTGAATTTCAGTATGCTCCCGGTATAGAGAAGATTATCGAGGACATCCAAGGCGGTGGAACCATCGCTCGTGCGGAACTGAAGGGAATCATTGACGAACTTCCTCCGCTTGTGATTGTGGGTAAAGATTCCAATGGACTTTATCATGTCGTAAAAACGGCAAAGGTTACAGCCGCCGTCGCTGCTGCTGCCACGGCAGTACAAGTCGCAAAAGGGCATCTGTTTAAAGTCGGAGAAGCAATTACAGTTGGCGGTGCTCTTAAGGGGGCGTCTGATTTGATTGCTGCTATTGATAAGAGCAATGCTTCTTATGATACAATTACCGTTGCTGGTGCTATTGGTGCTGCTGCTATTGGTGATGTGCTTATTTTGGCTAACGTAAAAGCTGCTGCTAATGCCGCCAAGTTCAAGTATGTACCGGAAGCTATTACTATGAACAAAGTAGATGTAACTGTTGCAAATCAACAGTCTGGTCTCCTTGTGCGTGGTACTGTTAATGAGAGTGTAATGCCTTACCCGATTGATAAAGACCTGAAGGCAACGCTTGGTTTTATTCGTTTTGTCTAATCCATTAAAATAATGATATATGGAAAGAAGTTTAATTAAACAGGTGAATAAAAAGAACATGGCGGCTCGTTTGAATACCCGGCATGTGAAACCAGTCGTTTTCCCGAACTTCTTCGGGGTGAAAAGAAAGACTTCGTTGAAGTGGGAGACACTGACCGGCGAGAAGGGTGCTCCGGTAATGGCAGATGTGATCTCTTTTGACGCTTCCGCTCCGCAGAAGACGCGCGAGGTAATCAGCAAGTTGTCCGGTGATATTCCAAAGATAGCCGTTAAGCGTGGTATGAACGAAAGTGATTACAACGAGTACAAACAGTTGGAACGTGACGCACAGGGTGACGCAGATCAATTGGCATTGCTGAACCTGGCTTTCAAGGATCAGGATTTCGTGTATAACTCTGTCCGTGCCCGTTTCGAATGGTGGTGTATGCAGCTCATGAGCCGTGCGGGTTTCCATTTGTCGGCAAAGAATAATAGCGGTGTCGTTACGGCTGAGTTTGTTGGTTGTGGTATGCCGAAGAAGAACCAGCGTAAATCTTCTGTAGATTGGAGCAACGCTTCAACGGCCAACGGCTTGCAGGATATCGAAGATACGGTTGTTGCTGCTTCTGCCGAGGGAGTAACGATTCGCTATGTAGTGATGCACGTGGCTGACTTCTCTTTGTTGAAGAAGCAGAAATCAACATTCGACACATTGAAGGCATGGGTTAATTCGTCTTCAAAAATATTGGTGACGAAAAATCTTATCAACGAGTATCTGGCCGAACAGGAAATCCCGGTGAAGATCATTACTGTGAATCCGTCTGTCCGTATCGAGGACAAGGCTCATCGTCGTAAGACGATCAATCCGTGGGAGCGTAAACGTGTATGTTTCTTGGAGGATTTGAAGGTTGGTGATATCCAACACGGACCGATTGCAGCCGAATCTTCCGCTACCTTGCAGAAGATTGCCCTCATGGTAAAACAGGATTGGGTATTGGTTACCAAATGGTCTGAACTGGAACCGTTCAAGGAATGGACGAAAGCAGAAGCAAATGCTATCCCTGTCGTAAACGATCCGGATGCCATGTTCATCATGAAGGTGGATGGCAAGGATTGGAGCGCATCTGAAGATACTGAAGGTACGGATGATATCCCGGCAACATTCTTAGGTGAAACTGTTGAACCGGAAGATCAAACGATTCAGGATACCGAAAACGGAGAATAACGGCCATGGATAAGACGATCCGAGATACAATACTTGCTTATCCCGGTCTTGCCGACTGTGAAGATTTTTTGGACAACGTCGTTTTGCCGGGACGCGGCCTTGAAGGTACAGAGGATAGTAAGACGATCGATATTCAAAAACAAAAGCTGGTGGCTGCCGACCTGTATTCAATGGTCGGTGGTCTACCGGACTTCACAGAAAACAAACTCTCTATCACTTATCCTCGTTCCTGGTATGACGCTACGGCAAAACGGCTGTATAGGGAAGGTGGAGAACCGGAGAAAGCAGAACTGATCGGGAATAAGATTGAAGTTCCAAAAGGAAGGGCACGAAACAGATGGTAAGACGGTATTCACATAAAGCGATAGTAACAATCCAATCCGGACAATTGGTAAAAGGGGAATGGGTTGCCGGAGAACCGACGGAAATAGAGGTTACAGGGCAATACTTTCCATCCAATAGCGGACAGCAATTGAAGCGGAATGTCGATGGGAAGGAATTTATCGTACACGGTGAGTTCTCGACAAAGGCCCGTCCTGTGGAAAATGCGAAGCATATCCGGATTGACAGTATCGCTCTCGATGTGGATATCATTAGCTGGGAACCGTTTCAGACTCACTCTGTAATCTATGTGTAGCTTATGGCAAGGAAAGGTGGTTTGACTCCGATGTGGAGCGATAGAGAAGTAGAACGTTGGTTCGATTATTATGTGGACCGGGCGGAAGAGCGGATATACAAATTATTGCAACGTGCCGGGGAAGAGTTCGTGAAGATTGCCCGAAAGAAAGGAAACTATCAGGATCATACTGGTAACCTCCGTAGCTCTATCGGTTATGTGATCGTCAAGGATGGCGATATATTGACCGAGAACTACGAGTTGTCAGATAAGAAAGGTACCGATAAATATACGGGATTGAGAGAGGCTAAAAGGCTCGTATCAGAATTACTACCCCTTTATAAGAATGGCTGGGTATTGATTGGTGTAGCCGCTATGCCTTATGCCAAGTATGTGGAAGCAATCGAAAATCTGGATGTTATCTCCGTTGCCACGGAACATGCCGAGGATTGGATCAAGAAACAGAGTCGAATGTTATTTGATAAACTCGCTGAGAAAGGATATTGAACATGGCTGATCAGTTTGATATAGTAGATATCGTGTATGATGCGGTTGAACCGGTCAGTACGAGCTTTATTCTGTACAAAGATCGCTCTGGTGATGGTGAGACAAAGAATCATATCACAATCCGGATGCTCACGTTAAATGAAACAGAGGTTGTGAATAAAGGTTCGGTTAATATCAACGTATTTGTGAAGAATCAAGCGAAAGGCAGGCCTGATCGACAGCTAATGAAAGGAGTGACACGAAAAGTTAAGTCTGCACTACGAAATATCACACCTCCTTTCGGCATGTATTGGAAATCTCGGATCGTATGGTCCGAACCTCTTGGCGAAGCAAAAGAAGGCTTCGATTGTACGAATATAAGATTTGAAGTAATAACAGAAATAGATTAAGAATATGGCTAATGAAAGAAGTTTGGCGGTAGGCGTATCCTTCTTAGGATATGGTGACCCCGGTGATGGTGTTCCGGCCTCTATTTATACACAGTGTCCGATCGTTCATGAAGGCTCAGTTGCTTTCAATTTCAATGAAGCGACCTCTGTCGATTTCCGTGCGGAAGGGATGAAAGATCCCTGGGAGTCATTCGATAAGGCTGGCGACCCGGATAGTTTTGAATTTGCTATCCCGTCGCCGACAGCTCAGGAGATGCTCGCGTTTTGTGGTGGTTCTGTAAGTGGTGGTAAGTGGAATGCTCCGATTGATATTCCAAATATCCGCAAATCGTTCAAGATACAGACAACACCGTACAAAGGTAAGTATACGGAATATACATTTGCCATTTGTAAAGTCAGTGCCCGCTTGAGTCAGGCTCCGTCTTCAGAACAAACAGACCTTTTGCTAGTTAAATGTACCCGTTTGGCAGCAATTACCTCTGCTGGGCAGCAACGATCTTCGTTCGGTCGGGCGGTGATGAATGTAACCCTTACTCCGGTAACGGCAGTTGCAATCACCGGTACACCCAGAGTTGGTGAAACGCTTATGGCCACCTTGACACCTGCGGAAGCGACTGGTGATTTCCAATGGCAACGTAAAGTGGATGGCCAGGGAGAAGCCCAAGATATTGAGGGGGCTATTGGTGACAGTTATATGATCCAGCCGGAAAATGAAGGCGATAAAATCCTTGTCAAGTTTATGGCAAACGGTTTGTATTCCGGAGAGAAGACAAGCGCAGAAACAGAAGCCGTACAAGCAGCAGAATAATTAAGGACTGTTGTTTAGGTTATCGAAAGCCTCGGAACTATCCGGGGCTTTTATATTTTAATCGAAAATATGAGTGTAAAACAAGTACTCCAGTTAGAAAGTGAATCCGTTTCTTGTCAGCCGGTAACCATTCCGTTTGAATTTACCCGGCTTGAATCATTACCGGAAGGAAAGACGGTAGGGGATAGTATCGCCATAACCCCGATCACTGTCCGCACCTGGTTTCGAATAAAGCCTCTTTTGCTTTATATCGATAAAGAGGATAGAGAAGTTTTGATTGCTGATAAGAATAAAGGATTTTCCAATCAGGTCGCCGAACTGATAGCCAAATATGACGAACTTATCTTTGAAATCGTATGTCTTGGCATTCATAATAAGAAAGGTGATATGCCGGCCTGGTTCCGGGAAGTTCTGAAAGACAACTGTACATGGGAGGATATCTATATCCTTCTGAATGCCGTCTTGTACCGGGTAGGCTGTAACCCTTTTTCTCGTACTATCATAGCGCTGGAAGCTGTGAGCCCGTTAAGCGAAGTGGAGATAATAGCCCTTCAGAAAAACAGCGAGACATGGAAGAAGAAGGCCCTCAAAGCAGCTTCATGTTCTTAGTGACCTGCAACGAGGCTTTCGGCTATTCTCATGAACAAATATTGGATAGCAGCTTTGTTTTGTTGGTCGGCATGCTTCGTGAACGTGGTTATTTGATGAATCGAAGGGTCAAAGATTTTCATTCGGAAGATACGTCAATTAAAGAGGAAGATGGAGAATGGGTTGAAATGGTTGACTTCGATACAGGCCATGTGAAACGGATAAAGAAAGTTTTATCTGCATAACTATATATTACATTGAAAGTAGAGAAAAGGTTTTGTCATAGTGATAAATTTTGATTTGTTTGGTAGTAAGAAAGCCCTGCGGACTGT